TAGGGTTTACCCCCGGCAAGGTTGATTGCTTATATCATATAAATTAAAAGTCGTCAAGGGGGAAAGTTACCCCTCCCCCTCAACTAAGATGTTTAGGCGAAGGCTGCTGCTGTCGGAGCAGAACCCATCGGAGCCAGTACAGCGAACACGCGAACCTTGCCAGCAAAGTTTGCAGTGTCAGCAGACAGGTCGATGGTGTCAGCAGAGGTGTACAGCCAAGAAGCAGTACCAATCTCTACGCTACCAGCCGTGTTGCCGTCGACGTCGGTGACGTAACGGTCAACGGTGGTGTCACCCAAGTCAAGAACGGAGCCAGCACCCCCTGCAGTCAAGACTTCGATACCTGCACATACAACAAGTGTATTAGCAGGAACTTCGATAGCCTGAACTACGTCAGTACCAGCAACGAGGGCTGTAGAGGAAAAGTCCAAAACAACCTGAGCGAGATGTGCCTTTGCACCAGCAGGGATACCTTCGGCAGCATTAGTTACAGTGTAAGTAGCCATTATCTAGTCTCCCTATTAGTCTAAGCTAACGATACCACGAACGATGGCTTCAGGACGCAGAACTTTGCGACCGAATACATGCAATCCGCGAACGATATCGCTGAAGGTTTCAGTTGAGCGAACAACTTCTGTCTTCGCAATGTGCGAAGCAGTAGCTGTTGAGGACATGTGACCTGCAAGAATTGCATTCTCACTGCCGTCAGTTGCCAGACCAGACAATGTTACTTGGTCAGTGCCGCCGTTAGATACGAGGGCAGTTGACTTGTAGCACTGGAAGCCAGCAATGTTGCCCAGCGATACAAGGCCGTTACGCAGAGGTGAAGTTGCGTCGCCAGTAACCTGTACTTCTGCGAACTTCGAACCTGCTGAGAACAGGCGCTTGTAGAAAGCTGGAGGAGCAACGAACCAACGGTTCTCTTCTGGAACTGACTGGTCGTCAAGAGCCTGTGCCATGACAAGCATGGTGTTGACTGCTGTGTCGCCGGGAGTAGATGCACCGCCGATGTCCAGAGCCGAACCGAGTGTACCGATGTCAGAAATCTGAGCAACGGAAGCACCTGATTCACCTGTTAGGCCAGCGTTGGTTGCCATTTCGTCAAGAACGTTAGCATCGTACTTACGCTTCAGGGAGTATGCACCTGAAGAAGTAGCAAGAGCTTCGAAGTTAACGTGTGACTGACGCTCTTCGATGTCGTCAATCTTGAACGCAAAAGCGTTTGCTTGGTCGACAATCATTGTGATTTGGTCGTCGGCAAGGTCTTGTGGGTTAACCACTGAACCGCGAGAGTATGCGGATACGGTGATTGTTGGTTCTTTGATAATACGAACCGTGTCGCCAAAGTTCTCAATTTCGCCAGCGTAATCGGTATTGGTGATGTCTTCCGCAACCGAAGCGCGACGGAAGAATTTGAGAACCTTTTGACTGAAGATTTCCGGTGTAAAGTTACCGGAAGGCAGGTTGTTATAACCTGATGCGCTATCAAAAGCCATTGGATTATCCTTCCATTTTTGAGGTTAGGTTAGTTGTTGTAGTCGATTCGCCCTTCAGCCCTTGCAGAGTCCAGTTCGCTTTCTAGCTTTTCGAACTCGTGGGGTTTCATCTTGGCGATTTGTGAAGCTTTCCAGATCTTCCCACCGCTATCTTTCGTAACGATTTCTTTGGGTGCTTGACGGGTTACAGCCGCTGCTGCATCGTCTTGCCTAGATCGAGTCTGCTTTGGTTTTGTTCTGATATTTTTATCAGCTTTGTAGAGATCAATAACACGTGCCGCTAAACGAGCATTTGTATTGTTCTTGTAGATGCCGTCACTTAGAGATTCTGGCTGTTCGTCTAACCATTCCAAGAACTCTGCGCTACCTTTTAATTCATCAAAGTCTGGGTGCAAGTGAAGAAGTTCGGCGTATGCTTTTTGCTTCTCCAAGTTCTTTTCCCGTTCTTTGATAACGCCAATCTCTTCTTGCAGTTGTGAAAGTTGAGATTGTGCTTGCATCGCAGAAACAGTTTGTACGACTTCGAAGATGTCAGGATACTGATCCTTAAAGGTTTGCAACTCTTCCATTGTTTTTGGCATTGG